TAAGTAGGAAGTAGATTTTGTCTTCGTAGTATCAGTATTGTAGGCAGTAGTTGTATTCACTGCAGTCGAGGTAGCAACTGCTGTCGACCCAAGGGCAGAAGAAGTATTGTAAGTCGTTGTAGTAGACTTTGTAGTATCAGTAACATAAGCGGTAGAGATCGCAGTTACAGTAGCAAAAACTTTGGCTGTAGAAACTAGCGTAGATGTGGCTCTCTCTACAAGGGTATTTAATGTAATCGAGGTGTAGTAAATAGTTTCTTGGTTTGTAGTGACAGCAGTCGCAGTATCAACCACAGTTATAGTATCAAATGTCGTTGCAACAGAAATACTTGTTTCGTAAGTAGTGGACTTAGACGTATATTTCCCAGTCGTATACTCTGTTCCTTTAGAAGTAGAAAATGTAGTATTCGTTAGATACTGTGTTGTAAATAGCGTATCTGTAAATCTTGTTGTATTTACGGTGACTTCGATAGTTTCTAGCCAATCGATTAGAGCTTCTACAGTTGTTCCTCTGGACTTATACTCGTCTTTTACAGTTGTCCGACCGAATCGCTCAACACCAGCAGGATGCCATAGATCTCTTAGAACTCCAGCATATTTGTTTAATGCTAGGTTTGATCTTACTTCGTATGAATAATCTTGATAGAAGAAATTATCTTGTATAAACTTATCAGAGTTTAGGAAACCTTTGGTATCTGAGAAGAAACCCTCGCCTACGCCATGTTTCGCGCTGGTAACTGTACCGAAAGCTTGTATGGAATTGTTAGTAGAACTTGTTATAGTAACGACCGAGCCATTCGTATAACCAACACCAGAATCATATACAACTAGATTCGCAATAGCACCACTACCGAACGCAGCAGTACCTGTAATGTTTGCATTTTTACCAAAGAATCCGCCAGCACCATCAGGTATTCTTAACGGATAGATTAATGAATCTTCTACGTCAACAGTAGCATTTGCTGCATATCCGTCACCTGGATCTATACCAGCTAGTGTTTCGATTGTACCATAAGTGTATGGAGTAAGCGTAAATGTATTAGCAAAAGGAGTTGCGCTGTTTGCAGCAGCATTTGCGGCGAACGCAGAATAGTTGGTTGCGTCGAAAGAAACTGCCAAAGCTCCAGTAATAGGAGTTGTTGTTAAGTTAATCGTAGTCGTATTTGAGATACTACCAACAACAAAACTTGCATTAGAACCAGTCGCTGATGGGGATACATTTACTGTAGATGTTAATCTATAACCATTGCCGCCATCGACAATCGCAAAATCAACAGTTCCGTTTATCTTTTTTACACCTGTGACAATGGCTTTACCAAAAGAACCACTATCAGTAATAGTAACAACTTCGCCAAGAGTAAATCCTGGTTCGCTATATGTAACATCAATAGACGACAAAGATCCAATAACTCTTGGACTTTGTGTTATGTCGATTCCTAAATCATCAATAATTTCTTGGTTTACTATTTCTTCGGTAGCAGAAAAGTTTCCGACTAAATCTTCAAGATAGAGTATGTTGTGAATTCTGGAGCCGATATAAAATGATTGATAATCTTTTACATAAGCTGTCGCGCCAGAAACTCGCCCAGTAATGTTCTTTCCGACATATAAAGAAAGATTAGGATTGGATTCCATCTCTAAATATCTTGGAACATACCAACGACCATCTGATGTTTTCAGTAAGTCATCACCAGGAATATAAACTTCTGCTTCTTCATTATACAATAGTCTGAATAATAACTTTAGACCTTGTATTGTTCCTTTTGCTGCATAAACTTCTTTAATGTGTTTCTGTAAAAGACGCTTATCAATGACAGAGTCTTTAGGAATACCATACATGTATTTCTTACGAAATTGATCGATGAATTCATCGATCGTAGTATCAATATCTCGATATGTTGGAAGATTTCGTGAGTCGTATAGAACACCATCTGTTTGTTCCATCCACTCAAAATATGCTTTTACGAATGCAACAAATGTTTCTCCTTCTTCACGATATAAAGAAGGAAATTGTTGTTCTATTAGCGGAGAAATTAATCTCTCTATATCTTTCATTACACTCTAATTCCAATTACATCAATATTGACATCTTCGTTGTTAATGAGTAGTATTTTATTAGTTAAAATATCAACATCAGAGTTTTCTAGCTTTGCATATATTTTAATATAGTCGTCATCATATGAATCAACTATTAGACCAGATATGACTATTTCGCCTGTCGTGTAGTTTACACTGCCAACCGAGGTCTGCAGGACAGTAGTAGATGTTCCATTTGCGATTGTATAGACATATAGATTACCCATACCATTATCTTGAATATATGAAGTTTTACCATTATACTGAAATGGAGTAGAAGAAACAATTGGCTCATGACCCACTGGAAGAATGTATCTTACATTTTCACTATACAATTCATTTTCAAAACTCCAATTAGCATTAAATGGAACTGTAAAATCAGGCGAGATTCGTTTAATTATCTTTATCTTAGTATCATTAGAAACAACCGCAGCGTTTGAATCATCAATGGCTCCAATCAATTTAGATACTCTCAAATCAGAACTAAATGTAGAAAGATTCGTATTACTAAAAGTAGATATAGAATTAGAAACAAGAACTCTAATTTCGTCAGGCGAAAGTGTGGTAGAATTGACATCATACTTGACGCGTGTCGAAACATCAAGATACAAATATTCTGGATCGACGAATACGGGATCAATAGAAATAGTAGTTTTATCTGATAAGAAAGAAAGTATTTCTTGCTTAGCAGCAGTAGAAAATACTTCAGCTCCATTTGGCTTGGCAGAAATGATTACTTTACCATATCTCTTAGGAGTTGACTGTTCACCGCCATAAGCAATTATGGTTTGAATTGCAGGGAATTGAGATTTCAAAAGAGTAACAAAGTCTGATGTCGTAACAGCTCTATTCTGAGTAGAGAAAGATCTAATAGCATTAAATCTAATAGAATCAAGAGATTCAGCATATGCGCCACCAGAAGAAGGTTCGGTATTTGTTATTGTAAACGTATTTGCAGAGTATCCATAAGCAGGAATGTTTATGCGGAAATTTGAAATAGCATTACCATCTTCGCCAGAAGTTTCTCTATAACTTACGAGTACTATGTTTCCTGGAATTAGTTTCTTACCGATTACATTATTACCAAAAGTAATTGCATACTTGAATTCACTTGCAGCTTGTATAAAGAAAACTTCACTATTGGCAGTCAATCCATAGATGTTATCCATCTTCTTCCAAGTAGTAGTTGTAAGATCTGAAGAAGAATTTCTTACTTGAACTTGAATAGACGAACTATCGATTGTGTTAGATGACAATTCAAATACACTATTAGCGTTATTAGCACTAACAATAAATGCTTCTGTTCTTACTGTTCCTTCATAAAAGGTAATGTTTGCAGTATAGTTATTGGCTTTAGATAAAACTATCGCACTGTTGGTAGAAAAAGTATAGTTATTGGTAGTGTTATTTCCAGCAATAGAATAAAACGCTGGAAGAACAATAGTATCTGGATCGTCAGTAGGAGAAGCTAGGAAAATTACTTCTACGCTAGAAGAACTTCTAGAGCGAGGAATATAATTTAATTCTTTGGCATGAGAAACGACTGACTCGCGCAGCTGCGCAGTGTCTAAGAACATTTCGCTACCAACCATATTCAAATACATGGCATTGTGGTAGGTGTTATATGCGAGTAGATCTAACAAGACCGCAAGGTTAGACCCTTCAAAGTCATAGTCTTGAAACTGAGTCTGCTGGCTGAGATATTGCTTCAGACTTGCCTTATATGTGACGAAGTCTAGTTGAGTATTGTTTAGAAATCCTTCGGTAGCCATTTATCGTATCCTGTTTAGAAAGAACTCTACGGTTCCAACTTGTTCTGTGCTTTGAATTGAGAAAATAATAGTAACATAATAACTCTGCCTTTCATAATCAGGCTGAACGTCGATTTGATCTACAATCGCTCTTGGTTCATATGTCGCTAGTGTGCTAGAAATAGTGTCGCGAATACTGATAGTTACAAGAGGAGTCATTGGTTCAAATAATAAGGCTCTTATACCAGCACCGATTCTCGGATCTAACAACCTCTCATATTTGTCAGTTAGAATTAGATTCTTGATAGAACGCTTGACTGCATCAAGATCAGTCAATCTTACAACATCATTATTAAGTCGGTTGCGACCAAACTGCGCACTAAAGTCGCTATATGGTTCTGGTTTCTTTAGGGGATTTTCCTTACGAAAACTCATTTATTTCTCCGAATACTTAATGTATTTAGTATAGTTTAAGAACCTAATTTATAGGTTTTTTCTTTGACATCATCAAGTACACGAGGGTCGCCAGCATTCTGACGAATCTGTTTGGCAGTCATTTTTATATCACCAGTCGTATTAAACAGACTGGTGTTTCCTATCACATCTAGGTTAAAATCTCCGCCGACTTTCCAGTTTACGTCACCGAAAGTGTCAATATTTGTATTGCCATTCGTAGAGATATTTGTGTCGCCAATAACGGTGATATTAATGTTTCCGCCGACGAACAACTCATTGTTCGCGTAGGTAATTAACTGAATGCCATTTTGACCACGAATTACAATGGATTTATCTTGATGAATAGTGATAAATGCGCCATTCTTGTGCTGAATGTTAATGCGTTCTGCGCCTTCGGTATCATCCATTTCAATAAAATGACCCGTATTGGACTTTACCAGAATATTCTTACCATAGTCAGCACCAAACTTACTTGGTTTCTCAGCGATATTTGCGCCACCTGCGGTCTCAACAGAAACTTTGGTTTTGTCTTTCCAATCAGAAAGTGGTGTTTTTCTATTAATGGGACGTTCTTCTGCTTGAAATGAATCTGGAAAGTTTAGCTGCTCATTACCAAATACATCTAATTTTTGAATTTTTCTAGCATACTTTTTAACTAACGCTTCGTCTACTGGAATATCGTCAGGAAGTTTAGCTGTGTCAGCAATGTTGGTAAATTCTATCTTATTTTTAATAATATCTTCAATATCTTGCAAGTAAGTTTCTAAATTAGCTACCGAATCTAACGCGCCACCAAAAGATGCTCCCAAACTAGAAGTTAAAAATTCTAGGGAACTATTGATATCGGAAAAATTACCGAATGTTCCGATCAATGCAATATTTTCTGGTTTTATACCAGATTTTATAAGAGTGTCTAGTTCTGTTGTGGCTTTTGCTAAAATTTCTTCTTTTGTTTGGCTCACAGTAATATTAAGATCCAACGCAATTGTTGTATCTGCGTCAAATTTAACTAGGTCTTTTGCGCTGTTAATTACTTTAGCCATTAGCTTGTTTTTCCTCCTGTTGATACAGCAACACCTTTTGGATCATACGTTTCTGGTTTCTTTCCAGGTGGTCTAGTTATACTCAACAAATCATTTACAGATTTTTTTGTTAATGTAACTGAATCTGATTGATTGCCTCCCAAAATTACAACACGATTACCAGGAAATCCAGGTTGAGCAACAATTGCAACATGACCAAACCCACTTGATATTGGTCCTCGTTTGAATACAGCTATATCGCCGACTTGAACATTGGCCGCATCAAGCTGACTTTCTTTTGTTCCTTTCTCCCAAATTGTTGTGCCATATCCATTTTTATTATGAGTGTTATATTTTGGTGATGCAAATGCTCTAGAGCTATTTACTGCCTTTGGATAGGGGTATCCTAGAGAAGAAAGTATAGAACCAACAAATGCCCCGCACCATGGCGTCTTAGATGGATCAATTGAACTATTTACTCTTGTCTTAAACAAGTTCATCAGACAAGCCCTATCAGCAGGCACTTTTTCTCTATATCCTAACCAAGCTGCTGCAGAATTAGCTAATCCTTGTTTTGGTTGTGGGCAAGAACCATCAGTTGGTCTGTCTGCTGCAGCAGCATTATCACCAGAAAGTTGTCCAAAAGAACCCATAAATCTATTTACTGCGCCAGTAGCAGCATAGAAAGCAGAAGAAACAGAACCACCAATTACACCCAAAATAAATGGTTGCTGTGCGTCGACTGAGTCCATGAAGAAACCCAAGACCATCTCGCCTGCATTAATCTTTGCAACTCCACCATTTAACACAGGAGCAAGTGGAAGTTCTTCTGTTGGAAGAACACCAGAAGTTGGATGAAATCCGTATATTCTTACTCGGACACGACCTAGTTCAGATGGGTCGCCAAAGGCATCTTCTACGACACCAACCCACCAAATAAATTGTCCGTAAGGGGTATTGTTTAAGTCTCTCATTATGAATTAACCGAATTGTCGTTGGGAGGAGAAGTTACATCTTTTTCATATGAATCTTTACACAAATCTATAATTGTCTGGAAGATATTATTTTTTATAG